AACTTGCGAAGCGACATAAGCCTTAACTGATTGTTGTGAAGGAACTTTAGTAGCACTATCTGAAACCATATTGTCTTCATCTAGTAAATGTCCTGCGATACTTGTTACAGTACCAGCACTACCTGAAGCATTACCAGTTACATTACCCAATACATCACCAGTTACGTTACCAGTTACGTCACCAGTTACTCCACCAGTATGTGTTCCTTGAGAGTCGCCAGTTATATTACCAGTTATATTACCAGTTACATTACCAGTTAAAGCACCAGTTACATCACCAGTTAAAGCACCAGTAAAGCCACCAGATGCAGATACAGTTGTACCTGAAACTGCGCCATTATGTGTACCAGTAGAATCACCAGTTACATCACCAGTTAAGTTACCAATAAATGAGTTAGCATCAATGTTTTCACCCGCAAGTGACCATCTGTCGTCTGTTTCGTTCCATATTAATTGTTTATTTGAATCATCACCACGTTCTACTTCTATACCAGCGTTAACTGATGCAGAGCCCGTAGCATCTGAATTCAATACAATAATATTATCAGCAATGTTGATTTGGTCTGTATTTACTGTAGTTGTTGTACCAGAAACTGTTAAGTTACCACCTACTGTTACGTTACTTGAGAATGCACCAGTAGTACCAGAAACAGCATTAGAGCCGCCTGTTACTGCTGAAGACGCCGCTGAATCAACGTATGCCTTGTTTGCCGCATCAGTAGTAGAAACCGGAGTTGCTACTTCTTTAATCAAGTTAGAGTTCATGTCCATGTGGTCACCAATTTGTAGGTCACCGGATGTTGCGCCTAATTCACCAGTAACGTTAATACCATTACCTGAAATTAGTTTTAAAGTACCTGTACCAGTTGTAGTTAGTTTCAGGTCTTCATTTATATCTGTTGTAATGTTAATTGCACCAGAGTCATCTTCGATAACTTTTTTGCCGTTAACATATAATGAACCAGGACCAACGTAGATATCTTTCCACATCATTGTTGATGAACCTAGGTCATAAGTTACGTTTGCACTTGGTAAAATATCACCAGTCATAGTTAAATCGCCACCCATAGTAGATGTTGAAGTAACTGCTAGTGTACCACCGACTGTTACATTCGATGAGAATGTACCTGTTGTCGTGCTTGTTGCGGCACCGTCTAGTGCCAAGGCGAAACCGCCCGCTGTTGAGCCGTCGTGTACAACTATTGTTTTCTTAGTTGTATCAACTGTAACTTCACCCAGTAAACCGGTAAATGATGAATGTTCAGTTGTTGTACCACGTCGGAATTGAATTGCATATGCTGCCATTGTGATTTTCTCCCGTATATTTTATAAAATATTAAGAATGTCTCCATCCGTTATTGTGTTTATAAGAACGTTTCCATTCCCTCGACTAAGACAAAGATTTTAACACCTTTGCAAAGGTTAGTCTAGTAGAAGAGTTTTATCTACATAGTCGGTCACAGTTCTTAATGGCACGACAGGCGAATAAGGTATTCTTTAATAAAAATATCCATGATATTTTTTCTTCTACTTACGCAACAAGACCCTTTATCTCCTTGTTACAATAGTATTTATCGAAATGTGTAAAAAAGCAATACTTACAGTTAATAATTAAGTGCTTATAGAATAACTACTTCTATGACTTTTTTACCTTCTGATAAGTCCGTTTCTATTGATTTGGCAAAGACTGAATGACCTGCATCATTCTTGCCAATACTTTGGGCATAGCCCGGCTCGTTATCTGCGGTAACAATTAAATCACCTTTAGATACTGGTCCAATTAGCATACAAGGAACTCTTCCTTTCAATGCTACATAAGGATGTGTTTGTGAATTACCAGCATCTGCGTTTAACTTGAGTGCTGGATTTGTAGAAATTACACCTGCAACTGAGACATCTCCTGGCTCTATTGTTGTTGTTATCTCTGCTTCACCGCCAAATACTACGACTGTTCCAGCCTCGTAAGGCACGTCAGTTGCATATCTTTCTGCCAAGTCGGCATATGTTGCTGTTACTGTGTAACCATGTATGTTAGCATACTTTTTAGTAGTACTACCTAAGTCATATGTATTGTCTGTTGCTGGGATTATGCTTCCTGTTACATCTATACCAGTAGTTGTGGTTGCAAACTTAATTGCACCATCATAATAAAGACTTACTGCACCACCTGAATTAAACTTAGCAGATGCTATTGTACCAGCAACATTATTGAACTCTGTTTCATTAGAATGAATCTTTAGATTTCCAATTCCTGCATCTTTAATATAACTATCTGCGCCATCGTGGTATATAGATAAATCAGCACCAGTGCCGAAGTATGCTTTGACTCCATCTACGTGTTTAGTATTACCAGTAAGATCGCCACCTGATAGTGGCAACTTAGACGTATCATCAGCAGATATAACATTACCAACACTGATAGATACATTTGTACCTGCTGTATAAGTTGTGTTTCCTGTGTTAACATAGTTAGTAGGGTCAATAGTTCCAGCAGAGGCTGATGTCCAATCTATGTGTTCGTTTGCTACAAAACCTGATAGAGTATCGTGATTAAGTCCTGATATTGCTGAAGTGAGTTCAGTATCAGTTGCCATTGCATTTTGAATTTCTACTAATGTATCAAAGGCCGCTGATGCGCCACCAACTAAAGCATCAACTTTTAATTGTGCCCTTGCATCTGCTCTAGCATTTGTATAATAAAGATTTGTGCCTTCTGCTAAATTAGTTGTTGATTTAGTTCCTAGTCTTGTATCAAAATCTGTATTGAATGTTGTATAAATTGTATCTGTAGATGATATAACATTAGAACCATTTATAGTTACATTAGTTCCTCCTGTGTATGTTGTATTAGTATAATTACCTGCATGTATATTTGTTGCACCTTGGTCTGTTGTCCAATCAATGTGTTCGTTTGCTACAAAACCAGTTAAAAGGTCATGATTCCAATCTGTGTTTACATATGTTGTATCAATATCGTTAGCCCATGCTAAGTCGCCAGCACCATCAGTCTTCATTACTTGATTTGCTGTACCATCTGCCGCTGGAAATTTATAAATTAGACTTCCAGAATTATCAAGTAACCAAAGTCTCGCATCTGTGGCTGAACCAACTGCTATAGAAAGTTCATTTGTGCCAGAGGCATTACCAGTAAAAATAAGAGGAATATCAGTCGTAGTTGTTGCTGCCTGATATCCTGTTCCATCTATTGTAATTGTTGTTAATCCAGAAATTATAGAAGAACCAGTAGGACTGTCATATACCGCAGTTCCCACTACTTCACCTGTTATTAATCCTGTTGTAAACTCTAAATCACCCAATGCAAAAATATCATTCGTAGATGATGTTACCGAAAATCCCTCAGAAGTTAAGATGAATCCAGGTTCTGAAAATGATTCAGTGCCCCATTCAAAAATTGCTGTTTGGGCTGATGCCGCTATTACATCAATAACATCTCCCGCACTCACATCGTGTGTCCAGAAAACAATCTTATAACTTGAGCCTCCTAAACTAGCAACCGTAACGTGTTCTTTATCAATATAAAAACCGTTAGAATCTCTAAGTTGGATTGTAGAACCAGATAGTGTACTTGCTGATGATACTGTCATTTCTCCATAAGCATATTGCTTGAAGTAAATATCAGCATCATCTGAATTAAATGGTGTTTGGTCGCCTGTAGTTGTTGGTAATGATACATTCGTTGGCAATGTAAATGTATATTCGGCTGTTGGCGGAGCATAAACAACAACCATGTTGTTTTGTTCTGCTGAATCTCCTATATCTCTCCAGACGAAATTACTAGATCCTGCCGCGGCACCAAAATAAGTTAGTGATATATCGCCCTCAAATCCTAAAGTAGTTATATCAGCACTTGTAAGAGTTATGTAACTACTTACAGCATTTGCGACATCGGGATTATCTGTATTGACTGTGACTGTTGTATTAGATAAATTTGTATCTGATGACGAAACGACCGTTCCACTTGTTGTTGTTGGAGTTAATGTTGTTGTTAACTTAACTGTAGGATCTGTTGTACTAAGGTCGAATGTATTTAAATCTAAGTTTCCACCCAATTGAGGGGTTGTATCTTCTACGATGTTGTTTATCGAAACTGCTTGTGTCCGTGCGTCTGTGTGATATAAATTTGTTGTACCTTCTGATAAATCATCTGTATCTTTGGCAGTGAATGCTGTGTTGAAATCTGATTGACTAAAACTTTCTCCTGGAACAAAGTTAGTACCATTCCATATAATAGTTTGATTAGTTGTTGGTGCTACTGTCGTAGTGTCAACATCATTTAATGCGTCTATACTGTGATTGGCAAGACTGCTCGTAGTAGTAGGGGTGCCCGTAAAATTAGTATAATCTAAGTAGTATGAACCCGTTTGTCCATCTAATGTTTCTATAAAATTAGCATCTGCTTGTAGTTGGGCATATCGTGTGTCTACTCTAGCCTGTGTATAATAAAGGTTAGTGCCTTCTGATAAATCAGTTGTTGAGTGATTAGCAATATTAGAAACTGTGCCAGTTACTGTACCTGTTACTGCACCAGTTATAGTTGTAGCGGTTAGGGTTGTAAATGTACCAGCCGCTGGAGAACTAGAACCAATTACTGTGCCATCAATTGTTCCAGCATCAATATCAACTGTTGTAAATGAACCTGCCGCTGGCGTTGTTGCACCAACTGTACCATTATGTGCGCCTGTTATATTACCTTCAAATGTGCCTGCTACAAAACTTTCTGAGCCTACTGTCCATTTGTCAGATGTTTCATTCCATGTTAAAAATTTGTTATCAGAACTACCACGACCAATTTCTATACCAACATCTTCAGTTGGAGAACCCGTCAGGTCGCCGTTAAGTAAAATCTTTGGGTCAGCAAAACTTGTTTGAAGTGAGTTGACTGTAGTCGTATCACCAGTTACAATCAAATTACCTTCAATTTGAATTGTACCGTTTTTTGATCTGATTACTCCAGCACTTGCGCCGTTATCTAAAACTAATGTTTCACCTTGGAGTAATAGTTTGTCTCCAAATTTGATTTGTCTTGCCATTATATTATCCCAAAAAATACTAATAAATTATATATTAATAGTATTTATCTTTATCTTTACAATCAGGCAATAAAAAAGCCACCCGAAGGTGGCTTTCTATATTCAATTTATATAATAATATATTATACGAATGAAAGGTTTGACATTGCGATTTTTGAAACGTAATCAGCCGCATTACCAAGTGATGATGCAGTGTTATTAAGTTCAACATAACCATAACGAGTCATAAATGATACAACTGGCTCGAAAGTTGACGGATCAACTACTACGCCTGATGACATTAATGGAACGTATGGGCAATAGAACGCAGCCGCGTCAATTTCGCCTGAACCTTTATAGCCAAGAAGTACTGGTGTAGCATCGTTGGCATAAGTGTTTACGTAAATACGCATAGTACCGTTTAGAGTACCAACAAACTTAGTGTTTGTAGGTGCTTCAAAAGTACCTTCAGTAGTACGAGCAAATGCTGATGTAGTTGCTGACTGTAGCACAGTAAGTGCCGCAGGTGATACAACTGCCCAGTTTGCCGCGCCTCTACGAGTGCGTTGTGCAATTAGGTTTGCTTCTCTGTTCATCAAAGTTGCAAGTGCCGCATGTTCGTCACCAACAAAAGTTGGAGTACCTGTAACAGCGTTCTGGTCAAAAGACGCAGTACCTGTAGCAAGGTTACCTAATGATGTTAAGATTTCCTGGTCGATTTCAGCAGTGATTTCCATAGCAAGTGCTGCCATGATTTCTGCTTCAACGTCCAAACCGTGCATTGAATTAGCATCTTGTGCCGCTTCAAAAGTCCAACGAGCAGAAAGTTTACGAGTTTTCGCTTCAACAGTTTGCTTTAGAACTTGGATAGACATTTTGTTACCGCCGTCACCTTCCATTGATGCTGTTGCTGCCGGAGCCGCTGAACCATCGCCTGAATATGAGTTAGCAATATCAAAAGGTGAAAGTGCTTCAGAACCAGCAGTTGCACCGCCAGTAGTTTCCGCATATCTAACACGTAGTGAGTGAATTTGTCCAACTGGACCAGTCATTGGCTGTACGCCGATGATTTCGTTCGCAATTACTGTTGGCATTACACGTCTAATGATTGGTAAGATAACTTTGTTTAAAGTAGCCATATTACCAGCCGTTGTAGATCCTGCAGCCGAACTTTCTGTAAGTGCTTGTTTTGTATTTTCTAATACTGTAGACATTACGTCACGTTTGTTACCATCTAGACCATCTAGAAGTGTTTCACGTGTAGTGTCCCAGTTATTTCCTTCGAAAAGATTTTCCATCTTTTTCTCCTTTATCTGGTATTAATTATTTAAGTCCTGCTAATTTTCTTAACTGGATTATATTGGCATCGCTACTCTGTGACTTTGGTGCTGAAGTAATTACTTCTTCGCCTCTATCGCCAGTGTGTTCTGTTACTTTGCCTTCTGTTAACGTTTGCTTTGCCTCAGTTGAGACTTTCTCATTTAAAACTGCAGGTAAATATTTCTTAAATGCTGTCTTTAAATTAGTTGTTTTTACTGTTTCAAGTAAATCAACCATTACGCTACGCTTTTCTTTGCCTAGAGGTGATAAAAGACTTTCCATGACTTCTTTACGGTCCATTCTGTCTTCTAATACTTTCTGTGCAGTTTCGGCGCTTGTTATGGCTTCATCTTTTGCAGTAATTGTTTCTTCTAACTTCGCAATCTTAGTAGCAGATTCACCTAATTTCTTAGTAATCTTAGCAACTTCAGTACCTTCACTTAATTGTGAAGTCATGAATTCGCCTGCGAATGTTTCAAAAATCTTACGGCCAAACTCGTTTTCTTTAGCCGATTGGATATCTTCTTTAAGAACAGCCAATTCAGAACGTAAAGCATTATTGATAGTCTTTTCGACCAATTCTGCTGAACGTTTAATAAATGCGTTCTTAGTTTTGGTAAAGATTTCTTTACCGTCTGCTACCATGCGTACTTTAGTTTCCACTAAGTCACGCTTGTCATTGTGAAACTCTGAGAGTTCACGTGAAAGTTGTTTAACAACGAATTCTTTAGTTCGACCTAAATGTTCGTTAACTTTCGCACGATCCGCTCGAAGTTCTTTCACTTCTGACGCTAATTGAGAAGTAATGAATTTCTCAAGGAGAGATGCATGTGAAGAAATTGCTTTCTTATATGCAACACGTTCTGCGATTAGTTGTTCGCGGTCAGTTTTAAACTCTTCCATTTCAGTTTTAATCGCAGTATTAAGCATGTTATCCATTGCTTCTACAATTACTGATTTGTCGTGTTCAAACTTCTGTGCGAATTCTTCACGCAACTCGGCCGTTATCTCTTCTCTTGCTTCATTTATTTGTGCTTCCCAAGCCTCTGATATTTGAACTGAAACTTCTTCGCTCAAAACATCAGACTCAAGAAGACCAGCAAGGATTTCATTTGTTGCCATTGTTGGTTCTCCTTCTTCTATTAAAGTTTAAGTTCTCTAATGAACTTAACTATTTCTTTTGACAAGTACTTTTGTGCGGACTTGTCGTGTTGAACATTCTGTGCTAACTTCCATGTGTCGTAGCCGCCATTCATGTTCATTAATCCTTCGTATATTGCTTTTGGATATGCTTCCGGGGCACTTGGTTGTGCCACGATATCAACTGTAATAATCTCATAATTACTCACATTACCATTGTTATCAACTTCACCAGAACCACGAGATGAGACACCTAAAGTGGCGCCAGACTCGATTAGTGTTCTAATAATGTTGCCCATTGGTGTAGGAACAATTTTAAGTTTACCAAAGCCATTTGGACCATCCATCCACATGTTTTCAATTATATGTGACACTCGGTCAACGTTGACTGTCAATTCAGGTGGGTGATCGCACTCGCCTAACACTGGAAATCCATCCTTGATTCTTCCTTGGACGTTTTCTACTGCTTTAGCAATTTCTTTCACCGGGTATACTCGTTGGTTAGCATTTTTAACGTTACCTTGAACGAAAATGCCTTCCATAAACATACTCTTGTTACCCTCTTCGCCTTCAACGATTCGTGATGTTACATTTGCTTGATTATGTGTTAATCTCTCAATAAGAACGGTCATCAATTATCTCCAAATATAATATTTACTTAGGCTTTACTTGCCTTTAGGTTTAACTACTGCTGTTGCTGAACCGCCAGATGTATTACCATCTTTTTGTCCAACTGGTGCGGCTTTACTTTCGTCAGCGCCACCGTCTTTTGCTACTGGTGAATCTTTTTCACCGTCAGCGCCAGGCTTAGCAGAAACTGGAATAGTATATTCTTCCAATTTTTCTTCTTCTTCTTCGTCTAAATCTTCAGTTGAAGCCTCTTCTACTGTTTCTTCGTCAGTAGATTCAATAACTTCTTCTGCTTCTTCAAATTCTTCTACTGCTTCTTCCATTTCTGGCTCTTCAATATCTAAATCGATTTCGCTTTCCATGTCAGCCATTTCTTCGTCTTCGTCTGTAGCATCGTCTTCTTCACCAGACATAATTTTTTCAAATTCTGCTTCTAGGTCTGCTAATGCTGATTCTAAGTCTTCTACTCTGTCTTCAATTTCTTCTTCAGGTGCTTCTTCATCACTCATTTCTAAGTCATCAAGAGCCTCATCATCTGAAATATCTTCATCGTCAAAGATTTCTTCGTTTTCAATTTCATTTGAATCTTCTTCAATATCATCTGATAAAGTTTCTGATTCTTCAATTTCCTCAAGTTCTTCTTCTACAACTGTGTCGCTTTCGTTAAGAGAATCCTCGTGGATTTGTCGTGCTTGTTCAACTACAAAGTCATGTAAAAGCGATTCCGCTTTTGACGTTTCCTCATTGATTAACAATTCTAGCACTTGTTCTAGTGTACTTCTTGACATTATAAGTCTCCTTAATAAATCATTTTCATAGCCACTACAATTGCGGCGGGGTTATAGAAACGAACATACAAATGTCACATAATATGACATAAAGTGTGTTTCATACATAGTTATTTATAGGGATTATGCTCGTATATAGGGAATATACGATAAAATGAGCAATTTTTGAAGGTTTTGCTGGTAACCTAAGATATTTAGTAAATTTTCTTATTTGTAAAGACTATACTTAATCGTCAAATATTATAACTCTAATTCGCCACCACCACCCGATGATGCGTCAGCAGGACCATATTGTTGCTTAACTTGACCCGCTTCAGAGGATTTTTGATATTTTCTATATTCTCTTATCTTTCTTAATTTAGAAAGATGTGCAAGAGTCAAACGAGTTTTACGAGTATCGTCAAGGTCGATACTCATAAATGCATCCTCTTCTGGAGAATAGTTTTCGTTTATTTCTATATATTTCATATTAATACTTAACTATTTTCAAACAAATGTTTATGCTTCAGGATCATTACTACCAACAAAAGTGTCCATGCGTGTTGTTAATCCCCTTGGAACCAGTCTATCTTCAGTTACTACAGTCCATCCAGCCGCAACAAAGTCTGGAGTTCCAGTTTCTGCCTGAAAATCAACCCAACGTGCATCTGTCCAATTACGAGTAATAATTACTGTTGCACCATCTTCTGAAAGTTCGTGATCTTGTATTAGTAATCCCGCCTGTTCACTGGCTTCGAAAAAATCGACTTGGGTTGATGTGTCTACCTCTGAGCCCATTTGCGTTAATAGTGCTTCTACCGTATCGTGCGTAGTACCACTTGTGTCAGTGATAGTTATTGTTTGTACTTGTGCCATTTTACTTCTCCTTGAATGAATTTATTATGGGGATATTTAGTTCTCCCGTCTTAATGTATTTATGCATTTTCGTCAGAATCGGTGTCTGTAGTTTCATTTTCAGCACCAGATATGACAGAACCTTCTTCATCTGCAACATCTAAGTCATCAAAGTCTTCAGCACCTGCATCAAAATCTCCACCACTAGGTCCAGGAGATGCTCCTACGCCTTTAAGTTGGTCTTCGCTTTGTGCTAGAGGGTCATCAAGATTACGTTCTTCTTTCCATAGTGATGCGTTTTCTAAGACTTCTTCTTCAGATAGTCCTAAG